GCCAGTAGTGGGCAAGGTGCTTTACTTCCAAGCCGCAATTGGGACACTCAAGGTTGATGAATAAAACTTCCCTGATTTGATTCCGTTCTGATTCCTGCTTACCGTGATTCACGTATTCCAGTTCGCCTGGACAACCGAGTACAGGGCAGTTCCAAAGGTCGTGACTCAATTGGCATCGCTTGGTGGTCATACCGGTTCTCCGGTATCGCAGTCGAAAATCCCAAGACCTTCATCCGTCTCATCTTCCTCAAGCCCTTCCAGTCGTCGTCCGTAATTCACATCATCCACATGCTCGTTGATTTCCTTCTGTGCTTCCTCGATGGTCTCAAACGTTTGCGGGACCATATCCTCATCGCGGTCGCCCACACTCCAAGCGTTGACCCATCCATCGCACCACGTATTAGTTCTGACTTCGTACATGATAATTCTCCTTTTAGATGCTCAGTTTCGTTCCCTCTTGATGATCCACGACAACGCGCAGGACAGTCTTTGCCAAACCGATAGGGGTTTTATCCCCCCAGAAGGTATCGACTCGTCCGTTCTCCTTCACTTTCAGGTGAAGCAATTGGATCAGGTTGTTGCCTAGTATTTCGGCTCTCTCATCGGTCAAGGTTTTCATAGGTCGTCCTCATTCACATTCGGTTGAAAATACCAGCTACCAACCGTGTTGCCATTGGTGTCTTTGATGTTGTGGTCGTTCCATCCGTTATCGACTTCGGCGGCAACACGTTTGAGAATCTTTGCCACTTCAAATCGGCATATCTCGCCGTTCTCAGGCATTCCCGGTTCATCCACTTTGAAGGCCGCATTATCCATATCGAATTTCATTATGAATTCCATAATTATTTAGCCTCCTCGATCATCAGGTGTCCGGGACCATTGCCTTCTTCGTCAGACGATATGAACGCATGTATTCGTTTGCCATCTTTCCGGCAAAGCACAAGGCAGGGCATGGACTCGGTGAATTCATCCCCGCCATCTTCTGCGATACTTGTCACGGTGAATCCTTTCAACCGCTCTAAATCTTTCTTGGTGTTTGGGTGCATCATAATTTGATCTCCTTGTTCAGGGCTGGATTGCCCGCATGAAAGGGAGACCCGAAGGTCTCCCCCTCAAACTGGTTATCCAAAGACAACTTCACCAAACAGGCAACACTGGAGGAACACGTCCCCCGTGATTGCATCATCGCTCTCGTTACGCCAGTCGCCGAAGTGTTTCGGGTATTTCTCAGCCATGCAGGTGATACCTTTTTCGACTGAATCCCAATTCAGTGTGTGAGTCTGAATGTCGTCGTCGTCCTCGGTTGCCTCGTCATATTCTTCCTTGTCAACAATCTGGAGCCCTTCTTTGTTCTTTCGCCATGCCTCACAAGCGAGCCCTTGAAATGTGTTTGTGATGAAATACCAGTAGTTGGAACCGCCCTCAAGAGCCGAAGCCAAGAGGTTGTCGATTTGTTCCAGTTCAATTTCCAGCATGACAGGGACGAACATTTTAGGAGGTTTGGGGTTGATCTCAAACCAGATGGGACGGCCAGCAGGTCCGTTGACGAGTTGAGCCTTCGCGAAATACCTGTAGTCGGTTGTTCCGTTATCCTCAACGAAAGGAATCATGTGATACTGAATCCCTCCGACCTCTTGAATAACTCTATCACCGCCAGAATCTCTAACTTTGCAATCAGGTGAATCGATTAATTTGTATTCCATGTCTTGATCTCCTTAGAAAGTTAAACTCAGACTCCCCGAAGGGAGTTTCGCCGTTCCCGGCTCGTCAGTGAGTTAAATGAATGCTCCCGGCTCAACATCGTTTCGTTTCAGGTCGAGCCCTTTCACATTAAAGAACATGGTAAATCGGCGGGTGTACATCCGAAGGAATGAGGAATAAGCCATTGCTCTGATCTTGCGTGAAAACTTGATGGTGGTCTTGGATGAATGATGAAGGGCAACAACGGGTAGGCACCAGTCGCAGTCCTCCTCGTACCAGCCGGAAGGCACGCGCATGTAGTCGGGAATGAGGAGGTTTGTCTCAGCGTCCACTTTAATACCACCATGACTGGCGGTATAGACGGCAGTAACGCCATGTTGCGCTTCCAGATTAGATGAACGTTGAATCGGTCCCCAAGGTGAATGTCCCAAGTTTGGCTCCGGTACTCTCAAAGAATTAAGCATAATGTGTTCTCCTTGTCTTAGTTAGATAAACATCTTACAAAGAAGATACAACCAGAAGGAATGATTGTCAACATGTAAACCGAAGAAAAGGGTAAAAAGATATTGGAATGTGTTGAAATGGTGACAATCGGGAGGACTGGGTATTTGTAGAGTAATAATGGGGTGACAGGGCGATGGGCCAGTGTACGGGCTACTGATCGGGCGATATGTTTGGCAAAACATGTCGAGAAAATAGTGACTTGGAAGGGTCCAAAGATAGAAGGGTTTACAAAAAGGTGTTGCAAAGCAGACAGGGATTGTGTGACTCTTACCAGTAAGTCTTAAACACCACAGCGTCCAGAACCCCGCAAACCAAAAACCTCCCGCAAAATCCCCAATTCTCCCGCAATCACACAAAAGTCGGCAACAACCGCTGACCTCCCGCAAAGACTCAACCGACTTGCCGCAACAACCGCATAATCCCTTCGTTGACTTCACTCTCCCCAAAACAGTACAATTCTCCTCGATATCAACTGCACACAAGCGTTGGAGGCATCGATCATGCAGTCAAAAGCAAAACTCGCAAAGAAATTACCGGGACCACGTAGGAAACTCACAGCGAAACAAGTGAAATGGCGTGACCATTATCTCGTACACCGTAACGGTACTCAGGCATCATTACACGCTGGTTGCCCTGCGAAAAGTGCTTCCTCCTATGGATCAGTACTGCTGAAAAACCCTCTTATTCAAAAAGCTCTCGCCGAATACGACTTCGAGAAAACTTATCCGAAGGCAGTAGACAAGGGCTGGATAATCCAGCAGTTGCACAAGAGTTACGACACGTACCAGAAGAAGAACGCTTCCTCGGCAGTCAGATGCCTTGAACAGCTCATCAAACTCAGTGATTTCGACCCCGACAAGTCCCCCGGCACATCAAAGGGTAAAAATACCCCGGCAAGTGATTCGGGGAAATTCAACGATATGACAACGGAGGAAAAGCTTGACGAACTCAGACGAACAACTGAACGCATTGCTGAATCAGTCAAGAGAGCTGGACAATCGGGAAGCAAAGAATAGCCTCTATGATTTCTCCTGCGTCATGGCCATCGAGGATATGCCTGTTGCCCATCATAAGCTGATCTGCACCAAACTGGACGAGGTTGCCAGTGGTGTACTCGATAGGCTCATGATCCTCATGCCTCCCGGATACGCCAAGTCCACGTATGCCTCGGTCCTGTTCCCACCTTACTACCTTGCCAAGTACCCGAAGAAGAAGATTGTCGCTGGCTCATACAACACAGACCTAGCAGAGTATTTCGGAAAAAAAGCTCGCGAGGTGGCAGGCTCACGGAGGTTTTTCGAGATATGGCAACAAACCCTTGACCCCGGGGTCGGCAAGGCGAGATCGGAATGGGGCTTGACCAACGGATCGGAATATTATGGAACGGGTGTAGGTAGTGGAGTTACGGGTCGGCGTTCCGATTTAATTTTAATTGATGATCCGGTTAAGAGTAGGAAGGAGGCGGATTCGTTGACGGTTCGGAATGATACGTGGAACTGGTATTTGACGGATATACGGAGTCGGAAGAAGCCGAATTGTGGGATTGTGATTATCAATACGAGGTGGCATGAGGATGATTTATGTGGGCGAATTTTAAATTTTGGGAGTAAGAGTGGGATAGAGGAGAAGCCGAAGTATGTGAGTGGGAGTGGTTGGTTTGAGGCTTATGATGGTGAGATGTGGTATGTGTTGAGTTTGCCAGCGATTGCGGAGGATCAGAGTAAGTTGGCGGAGCCGAGGGCGGGTAGTCGACCGGATAAGGCTGATCCGATGGGAAGGGCACCTGGGGAGGTTTTGTGGCCTTCGTATTATACGGAGAAGTTGGTGTATCAGGAGAAGGCGAGTCAGGACCCGCGGAATTGGAGTGCTTTGTGGCAATGTCGTCCGAGTCCTGAGGAGGGGACGTTTTTTGATCGGAAGGATTTAAAATTTTTTGAGGAATTGCCGAAATTTTTGCGGATTTACGGGAGTAGTGATTATGCGGTCACGAAGGATGGGGGCGATTTTACGGAGTTGGGTATTTTTGGTGTGGATGAGCGGGACCATATTTATGCTTTTGACTGGTGGTATGGCAAAGAGAATAGCCTTGTGTGGATGCAGAATTTGTTCCGGATGCAGAGAAAGAGGAATTGTAGCCTCTGGTTTGAGGAAAAAGGGCAGATAGAGAAGTCCATGGGTCCGATTATCGAGAAGCATATGCGAGAGACCCGATTATTTTTTTCTCAGCACAAAATAGCGATGAAGCACGACAAGACGATGCGTGCGCAGACGATCCGCGCCAGGTTCGGGCAGGGCATGGTTCATTTTCCCATGCAGTCGAGTCCCTACCATGGGAAATGGGTGGATCATGTCATCGGTCAGATGATGAATTTTCCGGACGGTACGAACGATGATGCGGTCGACGTGTTGAGTTTGCTCGGGTTGGGTTTGGGCCAGATTCACAAGGCACATATTCCGCTTGCATCTACCCCGAAACCGTCCTATCTTACGTTCGATGAAATGTGCAAAGACGAAGTAAAACCGAGAAGTATTTACCGGCTATGAAACCCTGAACCGTTGGAGGCGGAGAACCCATGAATATTCCAGAAAAAATGATTTACATGAACGCTAACCCGTCGACGCCCAGCCGATTGCAGGTTTACCTCTCGGAATTGCTCCTCGAGTTTTTGGACGCGAAGGCAAAGGCAATTCGGAGCTTCGACCGGCGCGTGATGGTTTCCTACGCCAAAGCGAACCGAAACTGATGGGCGACCTGACCTTAAACTTCTCAGCATACGAGTTTGCGTGCCATTGCGGAAATTGCACTCCCACGGTGCAAATGGACAAAGCCCATGTCAACCGGCTCCAGCGCATGCGGGATTTTATGGAGAAGGAGATCAACCCCACGTCCGGGATTCGATGCCCTGCTCATAATAAAAAGGTTGGCGGAAAGCCCACCTCCAGCCACCTCAACGGAACCGCCACTGATATTGAGGTCGAAAACAGCTCTGACGAACATCGACTGCTTATTGTCGAGGCGGCAATATACGTTGGGTTCACCAGGATAGGAATAGCTGAGCAATTCGTCCATGTAGACAATGACCCATCTAAAAATCCAGATCGAATGTGGATTTACCCACCCAAAAAGAAGGAGAGCGCATAATGTCTGAGGAAAATGAAACTCCACCTGTAGTCAAACCCGGAAAACAAACAAGCGAATTTTATGTAACCCTTGCCGGGATGCTTTCTGCCGGCGCTATGTTGGCGTTTGGTATTCCTGTGCCTCCGGAAGCTATTTTGGCCACAATTGGTGTGTTGGGCTCAGTTTATACCGCCGTTCGCGGCCTGGTGAAATCGAAAGGGAAATAATCCATTATGCCTGATTCAGAATGGTATCAGAGCCTGGTTGTGCAATTAGGGGCGGGAGGGTGTTTTTCATTGATACTCACCTGGATTATATTGAAATTCTTCGTCAAGGTGAAATCCTCTGAAATTGAAAGATCCCCAATTGCGCATGACCAAAACGGTAACGGTCTGACTTTCCAGAAATATCACGAGACAGTTATTCTCCCGAAACTCGACAAGCTACAGGAAGGGCATGAAACCCTGATCGGCAAAGTAGCCGCCCTACCCAGCAGAGGCGAAATCAACGAGGATCATAAAACCCTTCATGAGCGAATCACAAACCACGAACAGAAGTGTGTCAACTTTCAACTGAGACGCGAATCCTAACCTTATATTTTCATCTTTTAAAATACAAATCAGATTGGAATGACAAAAAAACGTTCCACATGGAACATTTCGGTGGTAATATTTTCGCAAGTTTTTGATTATAAACAGTGTGGTCCGAAGGAGACTCCCCATGTTGAATGAATTAGTGCTTCAAACCGCGATTGTAGCAACGGCTGATGGTGTCGCCCATGAAAATAACGTCAGTCCATTTTTCCCGCGTCACAAGGTTATCGCTCGTGTCGATATGTCTGGATTCTCCGGAACTGTCCTGGTTGAGGGCTCCGATACCGGTCTATTTGCCGGCGAAGAAACCACGCTATTTACGACCGGCGCCCAGACCACCGAGGATCGACCGTTGCAAGGGGAAATCACCCTCCCGAATTACGTTCGCTCTACCGTCACGCGAAGTGCTGGTACTGTAGACTTCGTTAAACTGATTTCCGGAAACTAAACCCTAAGGAGTGCGTCCATGCCTCAAGACCGGCCGGGGATCGGCGAAGAAAACTCCGGGGAAAAGGTAGCCAAGCCGGTCAGTAATGACGATAATCTTGATATTTCCGTAGCCGAGCGCACCCACGTCAAGGAGTTGAAGGCGTGGGTTAAAAGATGCGAACGGCAGGAATGGCCTGATAACAAGACGATTGCGAAGATTTGCGAAGAAAACCGCACATACGTCGAAGGCAAACAACACACTGATGGGGAGTCCGGACTTGTCCGGGCGAACCTCATTCAGGCCAGTATCCGCAGGACCACCAACCGAACATACGCCAGAAATCCCGAGATATCGATCGTTCCCACGGAAGCGGTCAACGCCACGCAGTACAAACTTTTCCGAGCCTTCGGAAAAACCAGCGAAATTGTAGTAAATCACTTCCTCAGCAAAGCAAAAATAAAGAAAAAAGCGAAATCTAACCTCCGCGCCGCCAAGACGTGTCGAGTCGGCTGGCTGAAAGTCGGCCTGCAAAAGAACCTCAGGACCGATGCCCACATCAAGAGCCGTATCCAGGACCTCCAGGATAATATCCAAACCAATGAGGGATTGAAACTGGAGGTTACTGATCCAGACTTCAATCAGGAAGATAACGACCTCAGGGAATCAAAAATACTCGAGAGACAGCAGTTAATTGAGTCCCTGAAACTCAAGGTCGAAGTGCTCCGCGCCGAAGGAATCACCCTTGATAGGGTAAAAACCGAGCACATGATCATCGACGTATCCGAAATAGAGTCCCTGGACGATTACGCTCAGTCTGAAAGGATCGGACAAAGATTTTTTATGTCTCCCAAAGTTGCAACCGAGCGATACGGGGATAAGGCCAAACATCTGAGCGTTTTCAAGCTCTCTGAGCGCGAATTATCGACCAGTGAAGGCACTTCGTACACCGAAGAAAGCGAAAAGCAGTCGAAGCAGACCAAGCAGTACGAGATTTGGGACCGCAAAAACCTAAAATATTACACGATTGGCGAGGGATACCCTGGCTACTTGACGGAACCGGTATCCCCTCAGGACGAGGTTGGGGAACAGTGGTATCCGTATTTCCCCTTGGGCCTGAACAAGGTGGACGGGAAATTCTGGCCTCTCTCCGATGTGGAGCTCATAAAAGAGTTACAGGACGAAATCTCCACCTCCCTCACCCAATTCAAAGAGCACCGCCAAAAGTCCGTTCCCTTCACGATTTTCAATAAAACGTCGATCGATGAGGAGACGATGAAGAAAATCACCGACCCGAAGTTTATGGAATTCATCGGGATTGACGGGATTGCTGATAAGCCTTTGGATCAGATGTTCCATGAGGTCAAGCCAAATACAATCGACCCCCAGGTTTATGGGACTGCCCACCTTGAACAGAAGATGGAGCAGGTCATTGGATCCAATGAGGCGACTCAACCGAAGAACAACCGGTCGAAAACCCTTGGTGAAGCGAAAATCCTCACCCAGGATGTAGCCACCGATTCGACCAGCGACCAGGACGACCTTGAAGAATGGTACGGAGATATCGCCCTTTACGTTTGGCAAATCCTCCTGAAAGTCCTCACCCCTGAACAGGTTGAACAGATTGCCGGTGAAGGTTCAGACTGGCCGAAAGCGCGTCAATCGCTCCCCACGATTTACAACCAGCTTCGGTTGCAGGTGAAACCAGGCTCCTCCGGAAAGCCCGACAAGCAGAGGGAGACTGAGACCTTGACCACCCTCATGCCACCTATCACCGAAATGATCATGCAGATCGCTGATTTCAAGGAAAAGGGGCAGGATGAGCTGGCTGAGACTCAGACGAAAATCCTCCAGGAATTTTTGCGTAGGGCTGATGAGAAATTCGACGTTGCTGAGTTTTTCCCCGAGGATGACAATGCCGCGGAATTGAAGGCTCAAAAAGAGCAGGAACGGCAGGCTCAACAGCAGGCGCAATTGCAGGCAATCGAGTTAGATAATGCCGTGAAGCAGTCGGAAATCCAGAAAAACAACGCGGAAGCTGAGAAGAACATCGCCCTGGCAGAAGCCGCGCTGAACCCTCAACCACAGCAAGCCGACAATTCCGAGTTAGAAATTTTCAAGATTCAGGAAAAATCGGCCAGCGATATGAGAAAAGCTGAGCTCGACGCCGCTACCAAGGTGAAGATAGCTCAGGATAAGCTGACGGCAGACCTCGAAAAACAGCGTTTAACGAACCAGGCCCTTATTGAAGTCGCCAATATCGAAAGAGATACTGAGCTCCAAAAAGCTACTATCCAGGAAAAAATTTCCGACAAAAAACTGCTGGCCGAGAGCAACAATAAGGACAAGGATATCGAAGGACAGAAGGAAACTGCCGAAATATCAGCGAAAGCCAAAGATGATGAAAAAAAGAAAGAGGCAAAGACTTCAAACGCTGAGTAGCTTGCGAGAATCTTGACGATGCGTTACATTGTCCACGAATATTATTGTAAATAACCAGCATGGAGGCGGCGATGAGTGACAGTCAGTACAGGTGGGACTTAAAGATTGTTTTTATCGAGGGGGTAGAGTTAAAACCTCTTGAGAAAAAGATTTTTGATCTGGAAGATAAAGGCGATGGGTACGTGAAGCTTATTATGGTTGATCGTTTTGATAAAGAGGGGAACCCCCATGTGACTTACCAATCGTTCAATAAGTCGCATATTTTATGCTTAACAATGACTGAACGAGACCGACCGACGATCATAGCGCCGTCGGGAATAATTACAAATTAGGGAGATATGGAGTTATGAAAAAAATATTACTCGCAGTTTTATTCTTATTTTCCCTCATATCTACCTCCTATGCGGGGCCGAGTTTCTTCAAGGCGATTGATTGTAAGTTTGACGACGGCACGACTGCATTGCCATTCAAATACAACTCGACTGACGCATGCTCGGCAACGAAAGGTAATATCGCTGTAGATACGGATTGGTTCCCGTCTGACATTACTATTAGTAATCCACAGCATTTCGACCCAGTTAGACATACTCTCCAGTTTTCCTGTCCAACTGGTACGGTCGTAAACCTACAGGTGGCGGGAACCGGCGTAACTGGAGACAAAGTGTATACACTTAACCAGGGAACCGCTCTAGGTGCGGCCGAAGGCCACCAATTCAGCTTAATCGTAACTTCTGGAATGAGTTACAATGTCCAACACAAGACAGGCACGCAAAACTGTTCAGTCATGATCACAGAGACCTTTTCCGATGATTTATAAAAAATTAATCTATCTGCTTCTGGTTTTGTTGTGCGCCTTTGTCACATTTGCGTTCACCTTGCAAGGGTTGGATGGGTCTGCCATGCAAGGGGGTTCCCCGAAAATGCAGAGCCAGATTGTAGTCGAGCCACCGGTAGGCTTTAGCGTCATACGAAACGATGGTTCCAAGGTTTTAAGAAACGATAGCTCCGACATTCTGAGGAATTAACCCATGAAAAAAATATTACTTTTTCTTTTCGCACTGATTTTCTTCCTGGTCCCGCCGGCCCTGGCTGTTGATACTAAGGTTATTGATGAAACCGGTATTGCGGCTGTAGCGGGTGAGGATGTTTTTTACTGTGTAGATGATCCCGGCGGTACCCCGCTGGATCGTAAGTGTACTTTTGACCAGACTAAAACTTTTATCAATGACGGAATGGTCGCTGGGCCGGCTTCCGCCACCGATGACGGAGTAGCCCGGTTTGATGGGACCACCGGAAAGCTTGTACAAGATTCAGGCACCACCCTATCCGATACAGGCGAACTTATCACGGATGGGCCGGTTGGCGTTGGCGACCCTGGCACGGAAGATTCCGGCGTCCCAGTCAACGGGGGCACGTATGATAGTGCGCTAAAAGTAAATGATTTAGGTGGTACTGAACCCGCCCAAGCCGTTATCCACCGGCATTCAACAACGCTCCAAGCCGTTTTGATGGGCACCCGCTCAAAAAGCAATGATGATACCCACTCCCCTTTGACCAATAGTGATACCGCTTTTTCGATTTTTGGTGGTTATTGGACCGGCACCCATTATGACCTTTTAGGATCCATTGATTTCCAGGTTCCGGCGTCCGGGACCGTTTCGTCTACTTCATCGCCTGGGGATATCGTTTTTAAAACGTCACCCGATGGAACGGACACTCCTGCCGAAGCCTTCCGGATAGGATCAGAGGGGGTGGTTACGCTCAATGATTTTGAGTTTGCCACGGAAAATTCCGCCGGGAAATTTACTTTTATTGGGGAGTCATCCACCGACCCAACAGTACCCGCCGCCAATAATGGCATTCTCTACACAAAAGATGACGGGGCCGAAACCAAACTATATTTTAGAAGTACAACCGGAATAACGGATCTTTTGGCGGGAGGGGGCGGGTCTTCACTTCCTGTTGCGGATACAACGTCCATAGCAGAGGGCTCTGCTGACGCAACAAAAGAAATACGATTTGAGTTGGATGGGAATACGACTGGAACAACCCGCGTATTAACCGCTCCTGACTTTGACCTTGATTTAGGTTCGGTCATGGCTGGAGTCATTAATGTAAAAAACTTTGGTGCCACCGGAGATGGGGTAACAGACGACACTGCGGCCATCCAAGCGGCAATTGATTTTGCAGAGGCCCAAGCGGATAAAGATCGACAGCCCGTCCTATTCCCAGCCGGAAACTATTTGATAACCACAACCTCCTTGGTGATCCTAGAACGTGGGATGCGTTTGATTGGTCTTGGCGGTATTACCAGTCGGGAAGGACCTCCATTCACAGGAGCCACTCTCATTTCCCCTGACACGGGCGGTTTTACAATCCTCGACATTACTCCTGCCGATATAAGTTTAATCCATGAAGGGGTGCAGATTGAAAACCTAAACTTTGTATCCACCGCTGTGGATAACTCCGGGTTCGGTATCGATTTCCAGAATATGAACCGGGGGTATGTGAGGGACGGTGGTTTTCGTGGGTTCAATAAAGCGATCAACATTCCCGCGGCGGATGACGACTTCGCTTGGTATCACTTAGAAAATAATATGTTCGACGATAATACAGTTGGCATATTCATCGCCGCAGATACGTCGGGTGGTCATGGAGCAATTGAAATATCCGGTGGAGACTTTAGTGTCGATGTGGGGCAAACCGGAATCGAGTTACAAAATGGGGTCGGGCAAGTAAGAATTCATGCTGTTGAAATGAATGGACAGGGCATTGGTATCAAGAATAGCGGCGGGCATAATATTATCAGTAACAGTAATTTTGAGGATATGTCCCCTTCTATCCAGATTACAGGTGATGCAACTCAAAGCCACGGCGATTTCAATGTCATAAGTAATAATGCTTTTGTTGGGGACGGAGCAGGAACGGGGATAACCGTTGGGGCGGATTGTGTCAACAATGTCCTCATGGGAAATACATTCAGTAACTTGTCAACCTCTGTGTCTGATTCGGGGGCAAGTAATGTACGTGTTGATTCCGAAGGTATGGACTATTCTGCCTTCGGTTATGAATTTAAAATGAACAACCCTATATTTTCTGCAAACAGGGTTGCCATTTCAAATACGGCTCCTGCTCTTGATCTGGATGATACGGATGGCACCTATTTCCGGTTGAGGAGCCAAGGGGATTTATTTGCAATCAGGGACGAGGATAATGTAAGAACACTAAACATTGACACCACCAATATTACAAACAGTACAACCGTTTCAGTTACAGCCCCAGACTTTGATGTAGACTTAGGTGGTATACCTACAGGGTACATTAATGTCATGAATCATGGGGCGACAGGGGACGGGACTACTGATGACACTGCCGCTATCCAAGCCGCAATTGACGCATTGCCCACTAACGGTGGAGTTGTCTTTTTCCCGCATGGGACATACCTGATCACCTCTGCAATAACAACCACGCAAGCGGGGCTGGTACTACAGGGTGCCGGGGCCAAAAGGTTTAATGAGTCTGCCACGGGTGGAAGATATATTGGCTCAACGTTGCTCATGCAGGGAGCAACCAGGGATATCACGTACCTGGATATTTCAAGCTCTGGAGGTGTCGAGCATAGCGGTCCCAAGATTCGTGATTTGAATTTTATGACAGGCTCCGGTTCAGGCCACACTGGATTCCCTCGGATAGTCGGGAGCTCTGATTTAGATTTTAATGATAACGGCGGGTCAGACGATACGATTGTGGCCGGCTCAAGCTGGACGGATAAATGGTTCACAAGTGGCGAGGATATTGAGGTCTTTGGTACAACGGCAAATGATGGGGTTTATACCATCACCTCGATCAGCACGACAACGGTTACAAACGACACTCTCCACCTGGCCACAGGTTCGCTTGCCGGTTCCCAGGCTAATACAAGCGCATCTGTCAATGTTGCCGATATAGCTCTCAGAATTAACAGCATGAACCACTGGGAGATAAGTAACTCCAGCTTCATTGGTTTTAGGATTGGTGTTTGGGCCTCAGAAACTTCTGGCGACGACAATGCGTGGAGCTGGATGCCTGGGAATTTGTTCAACAATAATATGATTGGTTTGCGTGGCGCCAACAACGGAACGGGTAATGGCGCGGCCACACACATTGACGCAGGAACAATATTGGTTCCGGACAATGGCCTCGGTATATGGGTTCCGAACAACTCGCCATTCTATAAGATCACAAATCAAAAGGGTGACGGCGGGGCCAACTCTACAGGAATCTTGATTGATGGGTATGCAACTGTCGTAGATAATGTGGCGTTTGAGGATGTAACATTCGGGGTAATCATTAATGCACCTGGCCCTCACGCCTCATCCGGAAAGTATAATCACATCATCGGTTGTCATTTCGCCAATGGGACTACGGCCATTACACTTGGCACGGGTACTACCGACAACCAACTTATAGGAAACACCTATCAGGCAATAACGAACTATATCTCGGACAGCGGGACTAATAATACCGTCCTCGACATGAGGCACAAGGCACTTGGTGGGCATGCCGAAGAACATACGTTTGCGACATCGGCGGCCATACCCTTAGACCTTGGCCAAGTGGAGCTTAGGCACGGCACGGACGGCGACGCGTTTACTTTGGCCGATGGGTTTGACGGGCAAACTGTAGAGTTAATATTTTCCAGGGACAACACGACGGGGTGGGTTAAGGTCACACCCGCAAACCCGGACGGCTTCACCCATATTGAATTCACGGATCAAGGGCAGAAAGCAGTCCTTGAATTCAACAAAACAACCTTTGATACTTCCGGCTCCTGGCATATCGTAAGCAACACGGGCCGAACAATCGGAAATGATAAAGGGCTTCTCGATTCCAGTACAACGGGATCTGGTACAACGGCGGTAACAACCGAGGAAACTCTAGCAACCTTTTCCCTTCCTGCCAATTCCGTATATACGGCGGGTATGGGAGTTCGAGTTGTTGCGTGGGGGACAACGGGAGCTAATGGTAATGACAAGCAAGTAAAAATAAAATTTGCTGGAGATACCGTGGCCGATACTGGAGTAGTTGCGGCAAATGGTATTCCTTGGCGGGTCACCACAGAAATAATGTATGCAGGTTCCTCTGCCAATGAAGCGAGTTCTTTTTCACTGTTCAATGACTCGGCTTCTTCGTGGTTCTACACGCGCTCAAACTCTTGGGGGAATGCCGTATCCATCACCATCACAGGTCAGAATGGTACAGCGTCGGCAAACGATATTGTGCTTGAAGGCTATAGAATAGAAATGATTGAATAACCTTGGTATTTTGGAGACACCATGACAATAGAAAATAAGCCGGAAGGCTCGGGTTCGGCTCCCGAAGATGGCGTAAAACCGGCCTCGCCAACCGATGAATCTACAAACCCTGCTGATACGGGAGAGTCGCAGACTCCCACGGACGTAGAAGGCTCGTCCACCGCGAATGACCAGGCTGAGAAACCATCCTTATTGGATGCGATTGAACAGTCTATGGTCAATGAGTCAGGAGAACCGCTAGCAGATAAACCCGAGGTAAAACCCCAGGAAGAAGGCGCCACACCCGCAGACGCAGAAGCCCCAAAACCCGCGAAAGCGGAAGAAAAGGCCGAAACCGATGAGGAAAAAGCGCAAAAACTCCATGAGGTCCCCGAGGGCGTAAAGGAAGGCTCGAAAGCTCACACCAGATTCCAGGACCTTGTTTCAAACAACAAGCAACTGGCGATCGAGAGAGATTCCGCAGTCAGTGAAGCACAAACGATGCGCGAATCAGTAGCAGAGACCGGAATCAATAAAAATGAATTCGGCGCTCTGCTGGGATATGCTTCTGAGAGAAAAAAAGGCGACCCGAAAAAAGCTTTGGCTTTTCTCGACGCCGAACGGAAGAATATTCTTCTTGAACTGGGTGAGGATATTCCTGCCCCTGATATCTTGAGCGATTTCCCTGATCTCCAAATTAAAGTAACCGACGGCGATTTAACCAGCGAGGATGCAGTCAAGCTTGCAAAGGCGAAAGTAACTGAGGCGGCGAGAGTAAAAGCCGACGAGGATGCTGATCTCCAGAGGCAAGCAGACAATGAGGCGAATGAACAGTTTGAAACCAACAAGGCGAAAGTCATTGCCCTTGAGCAAGGGTGGATGAAAGCTGACTTGGACTGGCCGGCAAAGAGAGAGTTAATGGCACCGCGTATAGCGGAAATCAATAAACTCCCCCCTGAGCAATGGCCGAAGGCATTTGAAGATGCCTACAAACTGATCACGGACACCATCGAGGCTTCATCTCTCACGGCTAAAAAGCTCACCCCGGCCAGTCCGATTAATGGTGGAGGTAGTGATGAGGGCGGTGACACTGAACCCAAAACGCTACAAGAAGCTCTTGAAAAGGCGAACGGTTGGGGATAATCGAGGGATAATCCCATGCCAGTAACAGCAGACGAGATCGCAACCTCGGGAAAAACGGCGATTGATTTTCATCTCAAAAACAACCCGATCGATCAGGTAAAGATTGAACACCCCTGGTCAAAACGGTTGATGCAGACCAAGAAAGCTTATCCCGGTGGTAAGCAGTACATCACCGAGCAGTTGCGTTACCAGTACAACAACAACTTCCAGTTTTACAATGGAAGAACGCAGGTAACGTACAACATCCGAAAATCCATCGAGCAGGCCCAGTACGAGTACAAGGGTGCGCACGATGGCTTCTCCCTGGACGAGGATCGCCTCGTTCGGAATGGTATTGCGGTCACTGATAACAAAAAGGCCGTAAGCACCCAGGCTGAGCGCGTTCAGCTTACCAACCTCATGGAAGAACAGACCTCTATCCTGCGCCTCGGTTTCGATGAGCAGATGGAGAAAGCTCGACTCCGCGATGGTTCGGCAAGCACGGATGACATTCACGGCCTGGATCATTTGGTTTCTACCACTCCTGCACTCGGAACGGTTGGCGGTATCAATCGAGCCACGGCAGGTAACGAGTGGTGGAGAAACTGGGCAGTCGGGTCGTTGACGACCACGACCACGACCGGCACGATTCTCGACCAGATGGAACTCATGTGGAGAAACTGTACCCGAAACGGTGGAATGCCGAATTTCATCATGGTAGGTTCCGATTTCCTTGATGGATACCGGAATTTCCTTTTGAAAAGCTTCCACCAGATTCATACCATCGGAGGCGACAAGTTAGACTTCGAAGGTGGTGCAGGCCGTATCACGTTCAAAGGGATTCCGATGGTCTGGAATCCTATGTTTTCTGTTCTCGACGCCGAAGATTCCCCGACAATTGATTGGGAGAAACGGTGTTATTTCTTAAACATGAACTTCATTCGTGAGCGACCTATTGAAGGTCACGACATGATTTCCCGTAAGCCCCCACGCCCGTATGATAGATATGAGCATTACTGGGGTCTGACATGGAAAGGTCAGGACACTCTCAGCCGCGGTAATGCGCACGCTGTACTGTCCATCGCCTAAGAGGTTCAACCGGATTTCTTCCCGGCGAACGGGGCTCATTACCCCTCTCTGATGCCGCCTCCAACGTTATCAGATATACCGGGAAGGACCCTTTTACACGGAGGCATTATGCTTGCTAAAAGATGTGGCGTTATCATCGACAAAGGGATCATGAGTAAGAACCCGAAGATCGTGTTCGAACATGAGATCCCCGTACTGCAATTTAAATTCGGGGAAGGCGCCATTGAGCGTGTCAAAATTCCTCAGATGGTTCACTCTGCTATGGGGAAAAACAACGTACAGCAGGGATTTGTACGCTTCCCGATAGAAGAAATTGACCATGACGAGGAATACCAGCGCATGCTCAATATGTACGGGAAGCACGAAGAAGAAGATCGATTCGTGGTTCAGATGGCCTATGGCTACCAGCAGGAAACAAAGCTGGAGCGGTTGGGTGAACTCAAATACCGACCTTTGCTGATCGCCGGCCATGGGTTCAAGCCTTTACCTGCGCCTGTCCTTGTGCCGTTTGACGACGGATTGGGTGAGATTTTTGACGAGGTTCCTGCCGATAAGGTGGATATGGTTAGAAAAGAAATGGGTGGAGAGCCTGTTTCTGTCGGCAACATTGATGAGGAAGATTTTATCTCTCAGGCCGAGTTGGATGCCTCTCTCCCTGCGCACAGCGAATCCCCTGTTGTAACCGAAAATCAGGCGGAGGAAGCAAGTGCTATCGGGAAAAAGCCGACCATCGCTGATATCGACACCATGTACGAAATCGAGCACATGACCGTGCCTGGTATTAAAGCGATGTTGACGGAGCGCGGGATTGAGTTTAATCCCGACGATCCTAAGGTGATTCTCCACGGTCTTTTTATGAACTCCATGGGTGCAGTCGGCGTTGACATGGCCGAGAAAGACTAAATCATGAGCTCTCCCGTATTCAAAACCCTCGGTACACTTCGCGACAGCCTGCGCTCACGTCTTGGGTACGGGAATATGGGCTCCGCTTCTGGAGCCTTGCAAGGCAATCTCGACAGCATCCTTCAATTATCTCAGTATCAATTGTACTGGATGTTTGACTGGCGCTATCTGCTAAAGACCTTTGATCAACTGACCGGCGTTGATCAGAGGTTTTATGCTTTGCCGAGCGACCTGGACGCAATGCAGGTCCAAAGCGTTGTCTCTGAGGAGATGGACGGCATTGGGGAAAACCACGTTGTAAACCACGACTTTCATCATAATCTTTTGGGATGGACGGACGAGAGCACGGGGACGGGATCAGTAGCGTTCAATGGCGGCGTGGCTCAGCTCATCAACGTGGATGGCGCTAATATAGGGATACTCGATCAACAGTTGTCGGACCTTGATATTCTTGATGACTATACGATTTCTTTTGACGTAGTTGATCTCGGAGGGCCATTTACCAGCGGGATGAACGTTGCCATGGGAGAGGTAGATCAGGTCCCAAGCACGTTTAATCATATGGCGCTTGGAATTGGCTCCCATTCTTTTGATTTTACAAATGAAGTTGCAAACCCATTTATTTGGTTTTCACCCAATAATGATGGAACGGCGCAGACCATTGGTGTTGACAATATCAAAGTACAGAAGAAAAGCTCCGGAAGCTCAGATGGCAAAATCTGGCCGATGACTCCGGGTATCGACTGGCAACACGATAATTATAGCAACACGAACGGGCGTCCCCTGCGGTACGAGTTTCGGGATCAGGTTGAAATTTGGCCTCCTTCCGATGACACCAAATACGTCATCCGGTATGAATATTTAAAGAAATTAGGCGACTTCTCAACCGATGACGATAGGGCCACGATTGACGACAACGTTCTCTTTATGCACGCGCTGGCCACGGCCAAAGGGCATTACGGTCAAAAGGACTTCAATATCGTCCTTGCTCAAGCGAACCTCCTGATCAATAACATCCGGGGGAAAAACCACGGGAATAGGCGATACGTCAGACGAAACCCTCACGCAGACCGTTACCGACTCCGCGAGGATGACGACTACTGCGACCTTGTTCATAAAAATGTACTGGATCTCTAATGGGCTCACTGACCCTCGATGATTTCAAAATCGGTAAAGATAGTCGGAAAGGCGCATCCGTCGCCGACGCCGACCGCCTCATCCAGTTAACCAACGCATTCATCAACAAAGGTAAGATCCCCCAAAAACGCCAGGGGTCACTCCTCGACGTGACCTTGGAAACCGGTACCGCTGGACTCGCGTCAGCCAACGGCGTTCTGAATACATTTTACGGTATCGGAACGATTACTCACGCCGACCCGAATTACCTTGCTCACCTTGTTAATGGGACGGTAGAGCAGACTGTATTTTCCGGGACGGGTCCGGATGACCTAAACTCGCATGGGGCATATTCTGGCTTGACGGACGCGCTTTATGAGTTCGAGATTGACGTCGTTGATTTGTTTACCATCACAGCTTTTGCCGACTCATTGACCAACCCGGGAGTAGCGACCACGGTTACATCCACAGGCCATACCATCGTAAACGGCAGGAGATTTGGTATTTCGGGGACTACAAGTTACAACGGAGATCAATTTGCTTCGGACGTTACTGCGAACACTTTTGACATTCAAATCCCATTTGTGGCCGACGATGCAACCGGAACGGCAGAAGCCTCTACTTATCGGTGGCGTAAGGACGGTGGGGCATGGAGCTCTTCTTCGTGGGTCGTAGCCGGCTTCCCGATACAGTTTGAGGTCCCTGATCTCGGTCTGAATATTGAATTCGATAGCCAGGGTGCTGGTCGGCAGGTTGGCGATTTATGGTCGTTCAACGCGAAATTCTATAATTCCGTACAGACGATCCATTTCGCAGACTCATTTCTTGGCTTTCTTTATGTCGTAGTCGAGTACGATACAGGGTACATCCGGCATCATTACCTGGACGGTTCTGATAACACGACAATCAAAGACACGAACTGCCCCCATACGGTTGCCGTATTGAAGATGGAGGAGAAAATTTGGGCGGTGGATGGTGATGTTGTTCGTTTTTCTGCGACCGGAAAACCTAAGGATTGGACGACAAGCCTGGATTCGGGGTTTCTCCCGACCGGTCTGAAAACAAGAAACGCCGACAACGCAATCGCCCTCGGGCAATACAGGAATCACCAGTTGGTTGTTCTTTTTGAGGACGGCGCCCAACTATGGAATGTTGATCCTGATCCTGCCCTGCACAGTTACGAGAAATCTTTAGACGGTTTCCAAACGCGGTTCCCTCGATCGGTCCTTAAATTCGCAGGAGACCTTTTTGTCTTGAGTGATGGTGGTGTCCGTTCTACGACTGAAAAAGTATTCTCTGAGAACATTAACGAGGAGGATGTTGGTAGCCCGATTGACAAGGATATCAAAGCGGTTCTGACAGACACCTCGACTGTTTTCTCAGGAAGATACAACAGCCTCGGGCAATACTGGGTCATCATCGACAGTAACGTGTTCGTCTACACTTTCTCCAGTACCGGGAAAATATCGGCGTGGAGCATTTACACCTACGGCTTTACGATTGACGCCCTGGAGGAATTCAAGGGCCGGCTTTACATGAGGTCCGGGAATAGCGTTTACTTGGTCGATGAGTCGGTATTCCGTGATGATGGGGTCGCTTACGAGGCGGTAATCCAAACCGCTTTTCTCAATGCAAAATCACCAGGCGTTGATAAAATTTGGGATGGCCTGCATACGATATGCGAGGGTACGGCTGATGTCTCTTTTCGTTGGGACCCGAATAACGATGACTTTGAGACTTCCGCGATACAGCTTACTGGGGATACGACCGGCGGTGGGAGAGCTCCGGTTGAAATTAATTCGCCGAGCTTATCATTCATATTTAAAAATCAACTCGACGAGGCGTTTGAGGTCCAGTCGTTCACAGCATATTTTACGGAGCTTGGAGTACAATGATTTTCAGGGAAATGACCATGAAAGACGCCTCGGCGGTGTGCTGGTCTGATCTTCATGGAGCGGAGAATGATTCCGTGGTAGGGTATTTTTCTCCAGAATCCCAAGCCAAAGAACTATTTGACTACTCGGTTGAGGCGTGGTCTTTGATCGGGAAAGACGGTGAGCCTAAGGCGATATGCGGGTTGACCCGGATATCCAGAACTACACTCACAGCCTGGTGCGTCATTTGTTCCAAAGAACGTAAGGTGTGGGGTTGCTTGGCGAAAGCCGCAAGAGCCATAGCGCGACGACATTTTAGCAAACACTCGGCAGAAAGAATTCACGCTCTTGCGTGCATGGACCGCCCTGAGCCCTTGAAGTTTTTGCAGAAATTAGGTATGAATGTACTGTGCCGAATGGATAGGTACGGGGCTCACGGTAAAGATTTCAGTCTTTTGGCCATCACCAAAGAGGAATGGGAGCAGTTATGAGCATCTTCTCGCACTTTTACATGCAATCTCCCGGGGATTTCCTCGATGAAAACATGTGTGATTGCCTCGGTGGTGGTGGTGGTGATGGGGGCGCCGCGGCACGAGCCGAAGCGGATCAAGCAGCCAGGGCAAAGAAGATTAAAGGTAATATCTCCCTAATTAACCTCCTATTTAAAAACGATCCAGCTAAAAACAATTCAAGAATAGAGGAGTTGAAGGGAGAACGTGACGCCCTTAGGCCCTCAAGAATTCCCGGGGCGCTTACGGGGGCAACGCCATTCTTTCATGGCATAACCTCAGCCAGCGGTATTCCCTCATTGGACCCTGATAGACAAAGGCGAAGCAATATAAATACGGCGATACAAAGACGGAAAGAAGCCAAGAAACTTCTAACTGGACCGACAAAAGTGGAGCGTGAAGCCTCCGCAATCAGCGATGTTGAGAATTTTTTCTTTGATGATCTGAATGAGCAGAAAGCCGACGCCGAGAGGCTCAGCCGGTTTGAGCTTGCTCGACGCGGCGGAACCGGGGGTAGTCAGGATCTTGACACCCAGGAGCGATTCCAGAGAAAAGAGGATAAGGCCCGTCTTGATATTGGGAACGTGGCTCTCGACGCCCGGAATAATCTGAGGTCTCAGGATGAAGAACTCAGGGCCGCGCTTATTGGGCAGGCCAACGCTGGACTCGATAGAGACGTATTGACCGGTGACTTTATAAACTCCCTTGATAATTCCCTCCAACGCTCCAGGGATACAGCGAAGCTGACCAGATTTGATCCTTTCTTCCAGGAAGCGGGGAACCTCTTTACAAATGTAGAGCTTGCGCGTGGTATTCAGACCGGACGGAATCAGGCAGATGACAGGCTACAAAGCTTTTTCTCTGCTGACCCTAAACGAAACTTTGGGACGGTGAGAAACTAATGGCAATACAATTTATTCCACTACTAATAGCTGGAGCCCTTGCCACAGCGGGCGGGGTAGCAATCAAGCAGAACGAAGTCAATAAAGCCCAAAAGCGTGCCGACGCCGCGAACGCTCTGTTGCGTAAAAATCAGAAGAAATTTGAGGACGAGGCTCAGTTAAATCTAAGAAGCTCCGTTGATAAATTCGGCAGTCAGGCACGCGAGGACGCCAAGAATAACGCGATTGAGGAAGGTGAGGCAATATTAGGTCAATCTCTCGAGCGAGATCGGGGAGATTTTGCGACTTCTCCGGAAGGCAAGACCAGCAACGCTTTCATAGACCGCAGAGCGGGAGTACAAGAAAACCTTGACGCCCGAGCCGAACGGCTTAAAACGAATTTGGCCCGGGTCGTTGCACCTGGACAGCAGGGGTTCGAGGAGAAGTCAGGTATCCTTCGCGGTCAGCAGACAGACAATACAATACGCGGTTTGCAACGCGGCCAGCTTGGGGTCGACACATTAAAGGTAGATGAAGCCGGGCGCGTGAAAGATAACTTTCTAGGCGACCTTTTACTCGCAGTCGGACCCGCACTCGCAACCGGTGGGGCCTTAGGAGCGGCTGGGGGCGCGGCTGGTGCGGGGACAAGTGTTGGGACTGGCGCCGCAACATTCGGAAATTTGGCAGGCTCAAGTGGCGTTACCCTTGGCGCGCTACCCGCCGCTACAGGGATTACTGGTGCTGGAGCCGCAGGGATAATCGGATCACAAGGTATACCATTACTGGCAAACAGCTTCACCCCGCGCAGAGGTTTTGCGCCTTCCAACTAGAGGGATCATGACGGAACGACGCAGATCGGGAATAAATCAGCTTGCCAATGCCCTCGTAGGGAATACGGGTACACTCGCCCGACGACAGGGATTCAGAGACCAATCCGCCGGTAATGCCAGTATCGCCAGCGCCTTGCTGAACCGCGTAAAGGCTACCGATGTGCAGACCCGAGCCGGTCAACGCGAGGAAGGCTTTAACCTTATCCGAAAAGGCGGGAACGAGGAACTACTTTCCGATCTTCTCATCTCAGACAAAATCAACCCACAGCAGGTAGGGAATCGCCGTTTAGCTGGCCAAGAATTCAGCAATATCGAGAGCGCCAGGGGTGCGATTGAAACAGGCGAACCCGACCTCGCAAGCCAATTGAATCAGCTTGGTAGCGGGAAAGCGATTCAGCGATTCGACGACGGCCCGAGCGGTCCCCTCAATCAGGCGACCGGAGAACTCACCAACCCGGAATTACTCGCCTCCAAAACCAACCTGAACAACGCCAAAACCGAAAAGAATATCTCCTTTCGTGATAAAGCCGATGAGGAAGCCACTCAGATTGCCGTCAAAACTCAAGCTTTAGTCGAGTCTGGGGGTAAGGTCCCTGCAACCGGTAGTGCTATCGCTAATTTCAATACGAAGCTTTTAGATGTAATGTCAGACCCTTTGAAAGGGGGCCGGCTGGATGTTGTGGAAGGTAAGCCGGGAGTAAAATTTAAGGACCTAAGCCCAAATGAAAGAACAGCATGGTTAGTGACCCAAAGGCGAATTTTAATTGAAGCTGATCCGGCGACTCAAGCAAAAATAATGGCTGACCTTGGAATAGATGAACTCCCGCTGACTCCAGTTGAGTCCGGAGAAGCCGGAGAAGCCGAGGACCCTGGATTCTTTGAGCCAGGTGGAAGCTTCGTCGGCGACGCCTTGCAGAATGTATTCGGAGGAGAGCCACAACAACCAATTCCGTTAGCCCCCGCCTCCCAGGGACCTGGGGCTAATGTGGCGCCAACACCCACACCCGCACCCGCCGACTCTTTGGGAGGATCCCTTGGGCCTCAAGCACCCATACCTCCGCAAGTCGGTGGCGCGGGGGCGCCTGTTCTACCTGAGCTCCCTGTTCAACAGCCTCAACCAACTTCCCTGGACGGTATAGCGAATAGCGGAGGCCCCGTTGTTCCGAATGAACTTATCGGTGATTTACTCACCCGAGGGAAGGATGCGATTGCAAGGCAACTGAATGTGCCTCAGCCTCAAGAAATCAGTGTCCCGCCGGCCACTATCAGGCGAATGGAGGGAGCTTCAACGAAAAATCTCCAAGACCTTGAGTTTCAACTCCTGAGCCGCCTGGAAGGTGGAGAGGAGAACGGACCTGATACGGCCATGCTGAAAGCAATCCAAGCGATATTGGCCGAAAGAGGGGACAGATGATATGGCCGACCTCACTCTTGACGATCTTGGCTTAAAGCCATCCCCCAAAAAAGCCCCTGCGATAAAACCGACGCCATTACTCGCTGATGGGCTCGGTGACAACACCGAAGCTGAACCTACCTTTGATGACCGTGACGCCCTCGCCGAATCTCTCAGGCAGGAAGCGTTAGGTTTTGGCGTCGACCCTTCGCTCGTTGTCGGGCAGGCGACCGCTGAAAGCTCTCTCAGGGAAGGTCTTGAAGGCGACAAAGACCTCGGCCTAAACTCCGCAAAATCCCCCCTACAAGTACGACCCGTTGCTGTCAACGAGACAAACAGGGTCAATAAGACTGACTTCGACCCGAACGATACTGATCAGCGCAGACAAGCGGGTATTGCCCACCTGGGGGATATCAGCAAGGATCTCTCCTCAAAGGGATTCCAGGGCGAGGACCTACTCGACCTTTCGGCCGCCACATTCAACGCCGGTCAGACCCGCGTAAACCGCGATATCGAGAAGGCCCGGAAAAAATTCAACACTCCAAACCCTACCTTTGACCAGGTTGCCCCCTTTCTACCGGAGAGCACGCGGAAAAATGTGGTCAATTCCCGGGCGGGACGCAAGGAAGATCAGGTTAGGCAGTTAAAGAGGGGGAAAGTGACCGCGCCTGAAAGTGTGGCCCCAGGGGAAGAACAACCAGCTTTCCAGCTTCCCACCATGGAGAACACGCTCAATAACCTGAAAACGCTTGGCGGTATCGCCGAGGTGGTTATCGAGGATTTCTTAATCAGATTCCCAATTGAGGGCACTGCCGGCACGATTAACGGAATTATTGAGGCCGTCCGGGAAGGTGATATAAACGCCTTCCCAAAAGGGTTTGAAGCCTCTCAAGGGACACTACCCCTCCCGGAATCAGAAGCCGGGAATAAGGTTCGCGAGGTTTTTGGTGAGGGATTCGACGCCGCTTTTAAATCGATCGATGACCTCACGGAGAGCCAGTTTGACGTTGAGAAGGACCCGGAAGC